CTGATAGCAAATCAAGTGGTGCAAAGAATCATTCAACGATTGATTCGCATACGCAAAGGCTAGATGGTTCATCATCAAAGATTTGTGATGTAGATATTTTTCTATTTTTGTCATTTAAGCACCTTGCAAACTGTTTAAAGCAATAGCAGAACCTCTGCGGAAATTGCATTTACGGCATACCGGTACAACTTCCAACGGTTTGTTGTAATCGCGATGGTCATAACATTGTGCTTGGCTACCGCAATCAACGCATAGTAATGTTTTTACCGGTGCAAGCAAACCATTTCTTACGGCTTTGCTTACCGCGCTAATGGCCGCCAAACCACCCGTTGTATCTGCTGAATGTGTAGAGCATGAAAAACAAGTTTTAGCCAAGTAATGCCTACCTACAATTTCAACCTTACAAAAACTGCAATTCATTTGCGTAAACCCTTTAAAAAGATTTTAGGATGCGCCAACTTAACTGATGCGGGTATTCCCCTAGTTATCCAATTGTGTACCCGTTGCGGCGAATTTAAACCTAGGCGCTTAGAAAGCACCGTAGGGCCGCCCAATAGGGAAATCATTGCTTTGTCAGATTCTATGTTTTTGCTCATAGTTGCATCATAGCAACAATCTGTAGAAATTTAAACAAATTGTGAAAATATTTTCAACAAAGTGTTGCAAACCTAATTTTTTAGTTATACTTCACCCATGCCCTAACTTCTAGGGTCTTTTAGAAAGTAAACAAAATGAACATCGATACAGTAACTAAGCAAACAAAATTCCATAACATTGTTCGTAAAGCACCTGAGGGTTTTTATACCCGTAAGCCTATGTGGTTTGGTACTGGCAATAGCGGCAAAACATACATGATTACCAATAACGGTACTTGGTATTCCGCCATCATCAATTTTAAAAGCACTATCGTTGGCTATAAGTTAGATGAAGTTTCCAAAGCATTAGAACAACTTTAATAAGGGGCAAACCATGATCCGCTTTAGCAAAGAAAACCTACTTAACGAATTGCAAAATCAAATTGCAAAGATGGAACAAATTTGGGGCTTTGTATCTGATAACGGTACAAACCAAATTAAAGATCAAACCGATTTTGATCGCGTTGTTGCCTACGGCGAATACCGCGCTTTAAATGATATTTACGAATCTGTACGCGATAACACTTTCTTGAACATCTAAGGATAAAACAATGAAACAAAAAATCATTACAACAATAATTGAATGTACTTTAGCCATCATCATCTTTGGCGGTTGGGGCGTTCTTTTGGCATGGCGGGGATAAGCATGAACACAATGGGCAATTTACTTGATGAACATGAATCAAAACTTTTTCAAGAATTCAAATCAACAACACCCGAACAACTTGCAAAAGAAATATTAGAAAGAAAAATTAAACGGGAATATGAAGCGTTGCATACCGCAATTGAAACTGATGCGGATAGGGCTAACAAAGAAGAATACCCCGATGATGAAAGTGAACTATGAATACAAGATTTCTTAAACGCGTTCGCGCCATCTTTGCAACCTACGATGCGCCGCCGGATGTAATTCGTTCATACCAACGGCAATGGATTCGTAGCGTTCGCCAACTTGGGAACAAATGGTTAGTAGCAAAACATATTGAAAGAATTGAACAATGAAAAATATAGCAACCGCATTGGTAAAAGCGCAAAAGGCATTTACGCCCGCGCTTAAAACATCTACCAACCCGCATTTCAAATCGCGCTATGCAGATTTATCCGCTTGCGTAGAAGCGGTTATAGATGCGCTTAACGATAACGGTATTGCCCTTATCCAAAAGAATTACGATTGCGCTAACGGCGTAATGGTTGAAACAATGTTCTTGCATGAATCGGGCGAAATGCTTGAATGCGGAATTCTTCATGTACCGGCAAACAAACAAGATGCCCAAGGCTACGGTAGCGCGTTGACCTATGCCCGCAGATATAGCCTTATGGCGGCTTGCGGCATAGCGCCGGAAGATGATGATGGCAATACCGCGGTACGCAAGCCAACCATTAACGAAAGCGCCCTTACAGATCATTTGGCGGCTATTGATGCATCAACCGATGAAGATGCTTTAAAAACCGCCTACAAAGCCGCCTATGCCGCTTGTAACGGCAATCCCGATTGGCAAAAGAAAGTTATCGCCGCCAAAGATAAAGTAAAGGCAAAACTATGATTGAAAAAGTTGAACAAGGTACGCCGGAATGGTTTGCCGCCCGCTTGGGCAATGTAACGGCATCCCGCGTTGCGGATGTAATTGCCAAAACCAAAAGCGGCTATTCGGCATCCCGCGAAAACTACATGGCGCAATTGATTTGCGAACGGATGACGAACACGGTTGCAGAATCGTACACAAATGCGGCTATGGCTTGGGGTACAGAATCCGAACCGCTTGCCCGCGCCGCGTATGAGTCTTACGCCGATGTTTTGGTAGATGAAGTAGGGTATATACCCCATCCAACCATTGAACGCGCCGGCGCATCGCCTGATGGCTTGGTAGGCTTGTTTGGATTGTTGGAGATCAAATGCCCAAATACGGCTACGCATATTGATACTTTAATTAGCGAACAAGTACCGGCAAAACATATAGCCCAAATTCAATGGCAAATGTCATGTACTGGTCGCACATGGGCAGATTTCGTATCATTTGATCCGCGTTTACCAAGCGGTTTGCAAATGTTTGTTAAGCGCGTTGAATTTGATGCGGAATATGTAGCAATGCTTAAAGAAGAAGTAACAAAGTTCTTAACCGAACTTGATGCCAAAATTAGTAAACTGAATGAAAGATTGAACCATGCAAACTAAGTTAGATTTAATTGCCGTAGTAGGCGAATATACGGATGCCCAAGGCAACAACAAAAAGCGTTTTGCCAAGGTAGGTACGCTTTGGGATAAGGGGCAAGGCATTAGCCTAAAGATTGATAATGTTCCGCTTAATTGGGATGGTTGGCTTAGTGCTAAAGCGCCGCTAGAACCTAAAGCCGCGCCAAGGCAAGCCGCGCCTATGCCGGATGATGATATTCCGTTTTAATTAACAACGGGGGAACGCCATGCTAGTACCCCATAGGATAAAACAATGAACTACAAAAATATTTTTAACAAGATGTTTCCGGAATTTCCCCGCGTTAGATCAAATGATCCGCTTACATCTTTCCAAGCCGCAGATTCAATTAAAGAATCTGTTTCGCAACATCATCAAGAAATCTTAGATTGCCTAATTAGGCATGGCGCATTGGGCAAAGATGGTATTGCGGCGCGTACAAATCTTGATGGCAATCAAGTAGCGCGGCGCATGAATGAAATGCGCGTACTAGGGCTTGTAATCCTAACCGGCAATACGGTTAAATCAAATACGGGGCGTAATGAACGGGAATGGCAAGCGGCTATACCGTTAGCTTAAAAACAATGCGCGTTCATCAATGCGGCGGGTTTGTAGCCCCCTAAGAACCTTGCCGCCCGCCATACAGTATTTCAATAGTTCTTCCGCCGCGCCTTCTTTATCGCCGCGTAGTACCTTTTGCCGTAGCGTACTTCTTTGTAATGTTCCCAAGCCCACATTAAAAGAAAAAGATACCAAACCATCAAACATACCTTGGGAAAGGGGTACGGGGCAAAACTTTGCAACGCCGCGTTCAAACCTATCAAGATCGGTTCTAAGTATTGCATTTACTTCATTCATTGAAAAGATGCGTTCATCTTCGGGGCGCAACGGTAGCCCGCCGCGTTCATCGATTTTTAGTTTGCCGTGTTCGGGGTACATTACATGACCAACGCCAATCGTCCATAACTTCGCGGGGCAACGGTACGGGCGTTGCCGCACCCCTTCATGGTGCTGAATCATCTTTATGGCTTTATCGGAAACTTTCATTTTCCAAACGCCCTACCGCCAAAATGAAAAGCAATGATTGATGCAAACAACGCTTGCGTATCGCTATCCCAAAGCATTTCGGCAAGTTCTACAAACGATGTACCTTGATGCCAACCATAAACAAACAAACCTACATCAACAAACAACAACAAGAAAAAGAAACCGTAGGTAATAACGGGGCGTACCGATGCGCGTAGGTTACGCATCCATTGGCTAGTACCTTCATTTAACGATGTATCGTGCGCGTAGATGGCTTGCATTTCCGCTTGTTGCGCGCCTATCAATACTTGCGTAGTATTTGCCGCGCTTTCCGTTGCTAGTTGTTCGCTACGGATATGTTCTATGCGTTCTTGCGCTTCAAAGCCTAACTTACGCATTTCTAGTTCGCGTTCAATCTGTAAACGCGCTAACTGTAATTCATGCGATTTATCTGCTTTATCTTGAAAGAAATCAAGAATCTTAGGCAAGCCGCCCATCAAAAAACTAATAAGGGTAGAAAGTAAAGTTAACATTTAAAGCCCAATCATTCCAAGAAGTTTATCTACGATTTTTGATGCTAGTTCATCCGGTAGATGTTGTAGCAAGCCCAGTACCCACCATGCAACGCATAGGCGAACAAAAACTTTACAGAAAAGATCAAATTGTTTTTGATATTCATTCACCGCCCGCACCTAGATTTAGCGCAAAAATCTTGTATTTCTGCAATGCCCCAACCTACCGCGCCTAGCAACATAACAATTACAACAACGCCAAACGCCCATGCTAATTGTTCTTCTTCTTCTTCTTTGCGTTTCTTTTCATCTGCTTTGGCTTGCCGCGCTAAATGGGCATCTTCAACATCCATTTGTTGTTGGCGTTCTTTAATCTTTTGCCA